GAACGTGTAAAGAAAGAGAAGGCACAACTTGAAGGTACCAAAAGAGAAGCTTTATCTCAGGAATCGAAACTTGGAGCTAAACCCGAGTAATCAAAAACAATCTCCACTTTATAAAAAGATAAGAGATCATATTAAGAAAACTGGATATATTATAAATCCATTATTAGTAGTTGAAGATCGAGATAGGTATAAAGTTGTCTATGGTAATAATAGATATTTATCAGGGCTCGAATTAGGTTTTACAGAATTTCCAATTCAAGTATTGAAAAATGATGAAGTTTCAACTATAAGAGAAGCAGCTAAAAGCTATCAAGAAATTAATCTAGATGAAATTTGATTTTGTATTTTTAGGTCAATCAGTATTAAAGTATCAAGTGCCTTTTGATATTTATGTATCAATAAATCAAATCTATGAATCTAAATTTCAACAATTAAAACCAGCTAACCAACAATTGGTGGGTAAAATAAAAAATGAACATAGTTTATTTTATAATGGTGAAGATCAAACTAGAATGCAAACACACGACTTATTACCATTAAATATTTTAAAATGGTTTGAGGAATGTTATAGACATTATTTAGATTGGAATAAAATAAAAAAGTATCAGATACATTTAAATTCTATTTGGGTTAATGAAATGAAAGAACACGAATATAATCCAGTGCACGTTCATCAAGGAACCTTATTTACAGGGCTATCTTCTGTTATGGTATTAAAATTACCACAAAGTTATGGAGTTGAGTATTCATCAAGTGAGCATCCACAAAATGGACGATTACAAATATTAGGTTCTGCATCTGGTCAGTTTGCACATATAGACTATCAACCAAATCTTAAAGAACGAGATTTTTATATATTTCCATATGATATGAGACACACAGTTTATCCTTTTAATGGATCAGGGTTAAGAAGAACTTTAGCTGCAAACTGTGATGTAGATTATAATCCAATTCAAAATAGAGGAGTGGCTTGATGTACGAGAATAAAGTTATAACAGAACCTAAATGGAAGAGTTGGATTATTGAAACCAATACTCCATTACTCACACCAGAACAATGTAGAATGGTTATTGATTGTGGAAGAAGTCAACCTCCGCAACAAGCACAAGTAGGTATGAATAAACCAGGTGGAGGTGTTGATACCAATAAAAGAGTAACCACAATTTCTTGGATACCTTTTAAAGCTTTGCCACCACTATATGATACTTTAGATACATTTATACAAAAAGCTAATTTAAATCATTTTGGATTTGATGATATTAGAATTACAGAACAAGCTCAGTTTACAGAATACCCAGAAGGTGGTTTTTATGATTGGCATATGGACACTGATGTTGTAGGTGCACACGAACCCCCAGTTAGAAAAATATCAATGACATTATTATTGAATGATCCAGCCGAATTTGAAGGAGGACATTTAGAATTAATGAGCCCTGGTAAATTTAAACCAATGAAACAGGGTCACGCAATTTGTTTTGCATCATTTTTAAATCATAGAGTTAATCCAGTAACTAAAGGTGTAAGACAATCTTTAGTTGTTTGGTTTGGAGGTAAACCATTTAGATGATTAAAGAACAATTTTTTCCAACTACTATTTATGCAAAAGACATACAAATAGATAATAATCTATTAACTAATGTAATTGTAGATATGTCTAAAAAAGATCCAGGTGTTAAGAAAACAAATATGCAAGGTTGGCACTCTAAAAATTTAGATGCATCTAATAAAGAATTTGAACCATTAATTAATGAGTTATACAATATGCAAAATGAAATCTATCAAAAAGAATGGATAGATCGAAAACCTGTATTAGGTAATTTATGGGCTAATCTAAATCCTCCAGGAGGATATAATAGACCTCACATTCATCCTAATTGTTTATGGTCTGGTGTGTATTATGTTAAAGCTGAAGAGAACTCTGGTAAATTAGTTTGTAATGATCCAAGACCTGGAATACAAATGAATATGCCTATTAGAAAAGATGGAACTCCACCACAACATTTATGGAGAGAATGTCATCTAGCACCTATACCAGGAAGAATAATAATGTTTCCTGCTTGGTTATGGCATTCTGTTGAACCTAATAATAGTAATGATATAAGAATATCAGTTTCATTTAATTTTATACAGGAGGGTTTTAGTGTTTAATAAATACCAAGTAATTAAAAAAGCAGTTAGTTACGAACTCGCTAATTTTGTATTTAATTATTTTTTACTTAAAAGAGATGTAGCTAAGTTTATGTATGACAATAATATCATACACGATAATAGTATGTTTGGTACTTGGACTGATCAACAGATACCTAATACCTATTCTCATTATGCAGATCCTGTAATGGAAACTTTATTAGTTAAAATGTTACCTGTAATGAAACAACACACAGGTTTAGAATTAGTACCAACGTATTCTTACGCAAGAGCATATAAAAAAGGTGATATATTAAAAAGACATAAAGATAGACCAAGTTGTGAAATATCTACTACTTTAAATTTAGGTGGAGATCCTTGGCCTATATTTATAGATGGTACAGGTGCAGATTCTGTTATTAATGAAAGACAAAATTTAGTTAAACCCGATGCTCCTAAGGGTGAAAAGGTATTACTTGAAGTAGGGGATATGTTAGTATATAGTGGCTGTGAATTTGAGCATTGGCGAGAGCCTTTTGAAGGTAACATTTGCGGTCAAGTATTTTTGCATTATAATCACGTAAATGGCCCATTTGCTGATAAAAACAAGTTTGATGGCAGACCTATGTTAGGACTACCATCTTTTGTAAAATAGTACTATAATACATTACTATGCCATTAAGTAAGCTTATATTTAAACCTGGAATAAACAAACAAGACACAGAATACGGCGCTGAAGGCGGTTGGATTGACTGTGATAATGTTCGTTTTAGATATGGACTACCTGAAAAAATAGGGGGTTGGGAGTCTGCTGTTGGTAATACATTTATTGGGGTTGGAAGAGATTTACATACGTTTACAGACTTAAACGGTGACTCATTTGCAGCTATCGGTACTGATAGAAAATTGTATATGTATTTTGATAACAATTTTTATGACATTACTCCTATAAGAGTAAGTCAAAGTTGTACTTTTTCATTTACTTCAGGATCGGGGACCGTGACTGTTACATCAGCTTCTCACGGTGCTGAACCAGGAGATTTTGTAACTTTCTCTAGTACATCAGGAATGCCTGGTGGAGGAAATATAACTGATTCTGATATGAATGCAGAATTTGAAATATTATCTACACCTTCTGTAAATACATTTACAATAGATGTTTCTGGTATAGCTACTCCTAATTTTACATCATCTGCACCTACCGCAACAGGTGCTTTTCAAATTAATATTGGTGCTGATATTGCACAAAGAGGTAATGGTTGGGGTGCCGGTGGATGGAACTTACTCACTTGGGGTACAGCTAGACCTACGGGGGTTATCACAAAACGATCAAGAATTTGGGTATTAGATAACTTTGGTGAAGATTTAATTGCAACAATTGTTGGAGGTAAAAGTTATAAATTAGATATATCTGTTTTTAGAATTGCAAGATCTACTAGAGCTACAGAATTAACAGATGCACCCACACAGTCTAACTTTATGTTAGTATCTCCAAGAGATAGACATTTAATATTTTTAGGAACAGAAACTACAGCAAGAACTACATCGACTTATGATCCAATGGCAGTGTTATTTGGATCACAAGAATCATTAACTGATTTTACTCCAACAGCTGTTAATACAGCAGGATTTCAAAGATTATCTTCTGGTAATCAAATTGTATCCGCAGTAAGAACCAGAGGAGATATTTTAATTTTAACAAATACATCTGCTCACTCAATGCAATATGTTGGCCCACCATTTACTTTTGGGTTTAAACAAATCGGTACCAACTGTGGAGCCATTGCAGCACACGCTGCTCAAGAAGCGGAGAACGTGGTTTACTGGATGTCTGATGGTGCATTCTTTTTATTTGACGGGGTTGTAAAAGAAATACCTTGCAGTGTTCAAGATTTTGTATTTGAAGATATTGATAGTGAACAAAAAAGAATTATTTATGCTGGTGTAAATCTAGACTTTTCTGAAATTAGTTGGTTTTATCCATCATCAGGATCTAATGTTATTGATAAAGTAGTAACCTATAATTACAAAGAAAATGTTTGGACGGTTGGAACTTTAGCAAGAACAACTTGGGCATCAAGAGATGTATTTGCTAATCCTTTAGCAACAGAATATGATGCAAACTCTACAGCAGCTGCACAACCAAGTCCTATTTATGGATTAACTGCAGGACGTTCTACATTGTATAATCAAGAGACTGGAACAAACGCTGACGGAGCGGCGATGACTGCTTTCATTACTTCAGGTGATATTGATATTGTTGATGGTGATAACAATATGTTTGTAAAAAGATATATACCAGATTTTAAATCACAATCAGGTGAGGTAGAAATGACTTTTAATGTTAGACAATATCCAGGAGCTTCACAAACTGTTGCATCACAAACAACAGTTTATTCAACTACAACAAAAGTAGATATGAGAGCAAGAGGAAGACAAATAGCTGTCAAAATATTAAGTGACGATGTTGATGCAAATTGGAGATACGGAACACTTAGAGTTGACGCACAACCAGATGGAAGAAGATAATGGCAAAACTAGAACAACCAAGATTAGCAAATGCTACAAAAGAATATAGTCAACAACAAGTTGACCAAATCATAAGAACACTTGAACAAATGGTGCTTGCATTAAATACAACTTTTAATGATGACACCGAAAATAAAGCAGAAGCTCAAAACTGGTTTACAATGAGGTAATATGAATTGTAATAACGTCAATGTAGAACCAACAGTAATTGGTGGTGGGGATGGATCTACCGCCTATGATGCATTTGGTAGACTAAGAGTATCTAATCCATTAACAATATTTGATTCTAAAAATGTAATGTCAAAGAACAATCTCTTTGATGAAGATTTAACAGGATCAGGAACTGTTACTTATACATCAGATAAATCCACAGTTAATTTAAATGTAACCACAGCTAGTGGTGATAAGGTTATTAGACAATCCAAAAGAGTAATGTCTTATCAACCAGGTAAGTCATTATTAATATTAAATACATTTGTAATGAATGCACAAGAAGAAAATTTAGAGCAACGTGTAGGAACTTTTGATGCTAACAATGGAATTTTTTTTGAAGATACAGGAACTGATTATCAAATTGTAAGAAGAACTTATGTAACTGGATCTGCTGTCGATAATGATGTGGCACAAGCATCGTGGAACGGGGATAAACTAGATGGTACAGGTGCAAGTGGTTATACACTAGATCCTACAAAAGCTACTATTATGTTTACGGATTATGAATGGTTAGGTATGGGAGCTGTAAGAGTTGGGTTTGTAATTGATGGTAAATTTATAACTGCACATACATTTTTAAATGCAAATAGTTTATCAACAGTTTATATGCAAACGGCAAACTTACCTATCCGATATGAAATAGAAGCAACAGGTACATTAACAGGTGCAGCTACATTAGAACAAGTATGTTCTACTTGTATAATTGAAGGAGGTTATGCTCCAGAAGGTTTAAGACAATCTATTGGTACAGCTAGTTTAAATGGTGTTAATTTAACTACAGCTGGAACGTATTATAATTTAGCAACGATTAGAATTAAATCAGGAAGACCTTATGCAGTAATTATACCAATTGATGTTGCAGCATCCGCTATTTCTAATTCTGATTTTCAAATAGAATTAAGACTCAATGCTACACCATCTACTGCATTTTCATATACTAGTTATTCTGATAATGTAGAATATGACTTAACAGGAACCACCACAATTACAGGTGGAACAGTTGTTGGACAAGCTTATCTATCTGGTAAAGGTGCAAATAATTTACAGTTTGCACAAGACGGTTTTAATTTTTCGTATCAATTAGGACAGACAATTGCAGGTTCTTCTGATACATTAACACTATGCGCAAAAGGAGCTAGTAATGGTGATGATGTTTGTGGCACATTAAAATGGGTTGATTTAACATAATGAGCAACGTATATAAAAACACATTCTATGATCCAACAAGCACAGCACAATCTACTGTGTATACTTGTAATTCTACGGCAAGAGCAATTATACAAAATATACAAATAACAAATACCGGTGGTAGTAAAGTTGTTCAAACATCAATTTATGATAATTCTGCATCTACAACTTATTTAATTGCATATGCAAATATAAGTGGGCCTACTATTTGTAATGTTGCAAAGGGTCCTATAATACTAGAAGAAAACGATTCTCTGTTACTTGACACTACAGATACAACAGGTATAAGTGCTACTATAAGTATATTAGAAGTAAATAGAAGTTAATGGAATTTAAAAGAATAATTTGTGATTCAGAGATTACAATTAAAAATATAAAAACAGGTAAGGTGTATAAAAACGAAGAAGAGGTCAAAGCAGATCAACAAGCTAAACCAGAAGACATTCGTAGAGACGTAAAAATCATCGTGCCGGAAATAGATATGTCGGCGGGATCGTGATACACGGAGATAGTTTAGAATACGAATTTTTAGAAAACGCTGTTAAAGCATTATCTAATCCTATTGGTGCCAGTGTAGAAATTGGTGTACGTAAAGGATATGGAAGTGCAATGATTATCAATTCATATAGAAAGTATCATCCTAAAATAGATTTAGTTCATCTTGGAATAGATCCATATGGTAATATAGAATATATGACTGAAGAAAATAGAAAGGTTAGATTAGATTACACTAATAAAATGAAACAAGAATGTATAAAAGATTTTGCAGATATACCTGAGTTTCATATGGTTAATTTAGAAGATACAGAATTTTTTAAAAGATTTTCTGATGGTTATCCTGTTTATAATGAATATAAAAAAATGATTACAGAATATGAAATAGTTCATTTTGATGGACCACACGATTTAAAATCAGTAATTAATGAAGTAGAATTTTTTGCAAGAAGATTAGCACCAGAAGCAGTATTTATATTTGATGATATAAAGAACTTTGAT